CACATCTGCCTGTCGCTGTAGACGCTACATGTAGTGGTTTACAAATCTTGGCAGGACTCGCCAAGGACGCGTCCACTGCTCGTATGGTAAACGTCATAGGGAGTGAAAAACCCCAAGACGCTTATGCAGTTATTGCAGCAAAAAGCATGGACGCAATCCCTGATCGGCTAAAACCCCACTGGGATAGAAAGGTTACAAAGCGTTGTGTGATGACCATACCATACAATGCTAAACCTTTCTCAAATAGAGGATACATCAGGGACGCCTTCAAAGAAAAAGGTGTAGATGTAGACAAAGATGAACTAACTCAATGCGTATCGGCTGTACGGGGTGCTATGAATGTAGTAGTCCCGGGAGCCATGAGCGTAATGAAATGGATTGAACAGGAAGTAGCTAGAGCTATCAAGTCTGGAGCTGACGAGATACACTGGACAACACCGTCTGGTTTCAAGGTCAGACAAAGATTGATGAAGAAAGAAACTAAAATTATCAAGACTCAGTTAATGGGTAGATGTATGATACATATTGCAGGAGCTGAAAAAGGTCCAGACCTGAAGCATCATAAAAATGCTACAGCACCTAATCTTATTCATTCACTTGATGCAAGTTTATTACACATAGCAATTATGGAAGTTAAGTTTCCTATTGCATTAATACATGACAGTGTATTGTGCAGAGCTACTGATATGTGTACATTATCTAGCTTAGTACGAAAAACTTACATGCGTCTGTTCGCAGAGCATGAACCACTAACCGACTTCGCACTATCAATAGCTGCTGAAGAACAACCACCGATCATTGGCGATCTTAAACCAGAAGCCGTGATTGATTCAACATACTTTTTTTGTTAATGAGAAACATACACGTAACACCCGAGCCTGTAACCCTAGAAGGATATCAAGCTGTGTTAAAGCCAAGTAAGTTTGGCTATTCATTAAAAGCTATAGTTGGAGATGATTTAATCTCTAAACTAGAAGATGAAAGAACAGACTGTCTAAAATGGGCAGAGAGTAAACTTAAAAATCCAAAGAGATCATTACTAAAACCTACACCATGGGAAGAAGTAAGTGATGGTAAATACCTTATCAAGTTCTCTTGGAGTGAAGACAAAAGACCTCCAGTTGTAGATACTGAAGGCACACCAATCAAGGACGAGACAACACCTGTGTATTCAGGTAGCAAAGTTAAACTTGGATTTACACAGAAACCATACATACTTAAAGATGGTATGACCTATGGCACATCACTTAAATTATCTGGAGTTCAGATAGTAAGTATTCAGTCAGAGGTAGGTGTAGACACCGGTGACTTAGACGAAGCTGGAGCTGCTGAATTGTTTGGTAACACAGCAGGATTTAAAACATCAGAGCCAAACGTAACACCTGATACAACTCCTAGCTCAGTAGAGTTAGAAGATGACTTTTAGATCAGGACTTGAGGAAAAGGTAGCAGACCTATTGGTATCATTGGGCGTTGACTATGAATATGAGGAAACGTCCTACCCTTATACAATTCAACATCAATATACTCCTGACTTTGTGCTACCGAATAACGGAGTAATCCTAGAGGTCAAAGGGTATTGGGACCCACCATCTAGGCGTAAGATAAGACAAGTTATCAAGGACAACCCAACTATAGATCTTCGTATGGTATTTCAAGACCCATACAAACGTATCTCGAAAAAGTCCAAGACTACATACGCAAAGTGGTGTGAGCGATACGGAATACTCTGGTGCGCTGCACACTGCATACCAGTTGACTGGTTAAAATGACAGCAGAATTTTTAAGACACGAGCCATGCGAGGTGTGTGGCTCTTCTGATGCTAAAGCTATATATGATGACGGCAATACATTTTGTTTTAGCTGTCATAATTTAACAAGAGCAGATCAAACACATAACATGCCCACCAATGTACAATTCAAAGGTTCAGCCCAAAGGCTGCAAAAACGACGAATCAGTGAAGAAACCTGCCAACACTACAAAGTTTACAGGGACGGAGAACTTTTACGCTTCCCTTATTACAACAGCAGTAAACAATTACAAGGATTCAAAACCAAAAACAAATTAAAAGATTTTAAGTATGAAGGTACTACTACTGATACTTTGTTTGGTCAGTCTCTTATACCTTCTACTGGTAAACGCATCATGGTCTACGAAGGCGAGCTGGATGCACTATCGGGCTGGGAGGCTTACCCAAACTGGGCGCATGTCTCGCTTCCTCATGGAGCTGCGTCAGCTAAAAAGGATATACAAAAACAACTTCAGCTCTTTCAGGGTTATGAAGAGATTATCCTTTTCTTCGATAAGGACGAAGCCGGTAACATGGCGACGGAAGCAGTGGCTCCGCTCTTACCGTCTGGGAAAGTTAAGATTGCTCATTTACCAGACCCGTATAAAGATGCGTCTGACGCACTGCAAAATAATGATGCTGAAGCGATCAGGAAAGCTATCTGGAATGCTTCGCCGTATCAGCCGGATGGAATAGTAGATGGTAAAAGTCTACTAGAATTAGTAACAAACCCTAGCCCACCATGTGACTTCGAGTATCCCTTTGCTGGGTTGCAAAGATTAACCCATGGATGTAGATACGGAGAGCTCACTGTTATCAGTGCAGGCACAGGGCAGGGCAAGTCAACGCTGACAAGGCAGTTGGCAACTCACTTCTTAAATTTAGACGAGCGTGTTGGATACATTGCTCTGGAGGAGTCAAACAGGAGAACAGCTTTAGGACTTATGTCTGTAGCTACTGGTAAGGCATTACATCTTGGAGAACATACCAAGGAGACATTACAAGAAGCATATGACTACACGCTCAAAAACTGGAATCTCTACCTTTATGACCACTTCGGCAGTGCTGACCCTGATATTATTTACAGTCGTATTGAATATATGGCACTCGCGCTCGAAGCAAAAACAATCTTCCTCGACCACCTATCCATATTGATATCTGGTTTAGATGGTGACGAGAGAAAGATGATAGACAATACTATGACTAAACTACGTAGTCTAGTTGAAAAGACTGGCATCAAGTTATTCTTGGTATCACATCTACGTAGAACACAGACAGACAAAAACCACGAAGAAGGAGCACGTGTAACTTTAGGACAACTGAGAGGAAGCGCAGCAATATCTCAGCTTGCCGATGAAGTTTGGGGACTCGAAAGAAACCAACAAACGGAAGCTGTAGATCAGACTATCCTACGTGTACTAAAGAATCGTTATTCCGGAGAAGTTGGTATTGCATGTCAATTAAAATACAATAAAGAAACATGTAAGTACGATGAAACTACGGAGCCAATTTTCAATCCCTCAACAGACTTCTGATATAGAAGAACTGAAGAGACCAAACCCACCCAGTAAACAAGCAAAAAAGAAAGCTAAGTTTAGGGACAAGACCTATGTCGCAAAGCCAAATGCTCGTATTTGATATAGAAACAAACGGGCTACTACATAGTGTATCTGATATACACTGCATTGCGATGTATGATAATCAAAAAGAAGAAACTTTTGTATTCAACAATCAAGGCGATCAACAACCAATTACTGAAGCTCTGGACTGGCTCAGCTCTGCTGATGTTATAGTCGGGCACAATATAATTGGGTATGACTTACCAGTTATACGTAAACTTTATCCTTACTTTAAAACTGAGGCTCAAGTTATTGACACTCTCGTCTTATCTAGAATGTATCATCCCAACATGATGGAGATAGACAAGAAAAGAAACGTACCAAGAATGCCTTTACAGTTGTATGGACGTCATAGCTTAGAAGCATATGGCTACAGATTGGGTGAGTACAAAGGTGAATTTGGAAAGACAAGTGACTGGACTAACTGGTCACAAGAAATGCAAGACTATTGTGTACAAGATGTACAAGTTACCACCAAACTATGCGAACACTTCCGCCCTTACATGACGCGGACCGGTTAGAACATCGGGTCGCAGAGATACTAACAGAACAAGAAATCCATGGATGGACATTTGACGAACAGAAAAGTCAGCAACTTGAGTCACATCTCAGAAGAGAGATGGAAGAACTTACTCAAGTACTTCGGGGACAATTCCCTGTCATTGGAGGAGCGTTGTTCACTCCTAAACGAGATAACTCTACACAAGGCTACGTCGCCGGAGCAGAGTTCCAAAGATTAAAAGAGTTCAACCCAACTTCACGAGACCACATAGCATGGATACTGACGACTCATTTCAAAGTCAAATTGAGCAAGATCACCACGACTGGGAAACCAATTATCGACGAGATTACATTGACGGAGATAGATATTCCCTTCTCGAGAGCATGTGCGAAATGTTTGACGATAAAGAAAAAGCTTGGGATGATATCCGAAGGCGTGAACGCATGGAACAGGCTTGTTACGACTAAAGGCAGAATCCACCACAACTGCTCGGTTAGTACGAACACATTTAGATGTGCTCATCGTAAACCGAATTTAGCGCAAGTTCCTGCGGATAAAGAATTTAGAGAACTATTTACAGCCAGCCCACGAATGGTAATGGTGGGTGCAGATTTAAGCGGTATCGAACTGCGAATGCTTGCACATTACCTTGGCAGATATGACGGAGGTCGATATGCCGACATATTACTCAATGATGATATACATCAAGTTAACGCTGATAAAATAGGAATCACCAGACGCCAAGTCAAGACTGTGACATACGCATTCTTGTATGGTGCTGGAAACGAGAAAATAGGTATGAGTTATGATAACTCTTTACAACCCAAGGAAGCAAGAAAAAAAGGATCCGAGATCAGAGAAGCTTTCGTATCTGCTATCGAAGGACTCTCCGACTTACTGGGAGCGGTTTCAAATAAGGCTGCTAACGGTTACCTCTTGGCATTGGACGGACGAAGGGTGTTGGTCGATTCACCGCACAAAGCGTTAAACTATCTACTGCAATGCAGTGCTGGTATAGTCGCTAAGCGTTGGATGGTTATTGCCAATGACTTCAACTTAAATGCTAATCAACTAGCATTTGTCCATGACGAGCTACAGTATGAGTGTGAAGAGCACTATGCTGCTACTTTAATGGAAACCTTGGAAAACTCAGCAAAATTAGCTGGGCATTACTACAATTTACGTTGTCCTATCGCTGCCGAGGCAAAACAAGGCAAAACATGGGCTGACGTACATTAAATTATGAAAATATTAATTGATTGCGACTATATAGTCTACAAGTGCTGTGCAGCAGCAGAAACCGAAATGGATTTTGGAGATGACGTCATAGTTGTTACTTCTAACTTCTCAGATGCTTACAAATGCGTTAAAAGAGATTTAGACCGTATTCAATCTGATTTGGGTTCTTTCGATGATGAATTAATCTTGTTTTTTACAAGCCCTCAAAATTTTAGGAAAAAAA